TCTTAATCCCGGTCCCATGTGTTATTCGAGAGGCTGTAGAGATAGCACGCCGCCACGTTGGCGGCCAGACTGGTCACGGCATTGTTGACGGTTTGCGCGACGGCACCCTTGTTAAGATAAAACGCCGTGATGATCTGGCTCGAGAAAATGCATTCTCTTGCCCCATCCGACGGTGCCGGCGCCAGCGTCACATAGCCTGCCGCCAGAGTGCCCGACGGATTGAGTTCCATGTAGGACGTGGCATTGAGGAAGGTATACGAAAATCCTGTGAGCGGGGCATATTTCTGATAGCCGCTGGTCGAGGTCAATTGCGACGGATAGGCGTAGGTGAAGGATGCCGTGCCGCCGCGGTAGATCTGGATCAAGTCGGTGGAAAGAATGGACGACAGAATTTGCCCGGCGTTCTGTGACCATGACGGACCGACAAAGATACCGCCAAGCACGGCTGCGCCAACCGACATCGCGAGAGCGGCGGCGATGAGCGCCTTGCGTCTGATGTTCATCATTTCAGTCCGCCGCTACGCGGCGCTCCTGTGAGGGTTGGGATTATGGGGTAGGCGGCAAGCCGCCCAATGTAGAAACGCCGATCGGGGACGCTGGTGACGCGCGGCGCACGCCGCCCTTGGGCGCCTGGGCGCCATGCAGGCTGCCGGGACCGGCGTTCGCCATCTGCGCCACCTTGGCGCCGAGGATCGGCGGGGCGCCGGATTGGCCCGACTGCGAGGCAAAGTTATGCTGCAGGCCAGGAAGCGATCTGGCGTCCTTGCCGTCGCGCCGGATTTTCAGTTCCTCGCAGAGCTTGATCAGCGCCGTCTGGTAGGCGATCGGATCGAGCTTCTGCACGTCCGGGTTCTTGGCGAGTATCTGTGAGGCCTCCGCCATGTCGCCGATATCGAAGGATGCGCGGTGGGTCGGTAGCGAAGCCGCCCATTTGGCCCATTTCAATGCCGCGGCGCGGTTCAGTGGCTCGGTCTGGTAGTTCGGCGTGATGTCCATGACGATGATGGAGCCTTCCTCGTACCAGGTGCCGGAAGTGCCCTTGCCGTAGAAGCCATCGGCGGCGCAACGGTAGCAGGCGTCCTGCTCCCGGATCATGTTGTTGCCGTCGCGCATGGCGAACTGCACCGGGAGTTCGGCGAAGCCGTATTGCGCCAACAGCGCCTCGTCGCCATCGGCGGATGCCTCAAGCGGATTGCGGGTTTTCTCGGTCATTGTGTGTCCTTTAGAGGAAAGGGAAAAAATCTCGCGGCTCCCTGTGAGCTTCTCCGGCCGAGCTGGCGTGCCGTCGGGGTGGCGTTACTTCCCATCCTCCGGGACTTTCTCCCGGCGCTCACGCCAATGGGGGCATTTTATCCAGTGGCCGCGTGTTTCCACGCCGCCGCGAGAAGTTACCGGCCGCCACTCAGGCAACGGCCGGGTACGGAGATCAGTAGTTCGACGGATACTGCCCAAGGCTCGCTTGCGCCGAGGTGCCGCCGAGGTTGATGTAGGACGTGATCGTCAGCCCGGCAAAGTTCGAGCCGCCGACGGTGAAATAGCCCTGGATGAACCGGGGCAATGCCAATTCGACCTGCCGTCTCGGCAGATCGAACGCGGCGAGCCGGATCGAGGACAAGATCGAGGCCAACGGAATCGCCGCAGTCTCGATATAGGTGGTGAAACTCAGGCCCGAGATGGTGCCGCCACCATTGTCGGGAGCGCCCTGCATGGCAATTTGCAGCGAGGTCGCGGTGATCGGCGTGCCGGAGCCGGAGAAGAACTCCAGCGCCGGCGTACCCATGCCGCGGCCGAGCCCCAAGTCTTCGCCCCAATAGTACGTCGTGGGGTTGTTGGGGGCGCCGATGATGGCATTCGGCGGCACCGTATAGGTGCCGCTTGTCGAGTTGTAGAGAGCATGCGTAAGCATGTCGTAGGTGAAGGTGGTGGGCGCGCTCGCCGTGACGACCTGCGCGGTCCCGAGCACCAAGTTCTGGTCTTGGAGTGCCATGGTGATGATTTCCTGTGTTCGTGTTTCGGGAAGCGTCAGACGACGCGCGCTTCGGTCGACAGCAATGCGTCCTGCACGCCGATCGGCACGTTGCGCCAGTTCACGATCGGTCGCCCGGCGTAGTCGGTGGGCGACAAGAGCACGTTCCGGTCGCGGATGGCTTGAATGTCCATCGACGCCCGCACGATGCGGTTGACGTAGATTTTCAGCCGGATCGCCGGCGCCACCTTGTCGGGAGCGTCGCTGTGGGTGATGCCGGAGACCGTGCGCCCTGCAGTCGGCAGCCGCACGATCGCCCGCGCCATGATGGCGAAGAGGTCGGGCGGCGTCGGGCCGAGAAGCCCGGCGGTCGTGGTGTCGATGTTGCACATCCGCACCGTATAGCGCCAGTCCTCGACCACGAGGCCGAGCTGCCACTGGAACAGCGATGTGTAGGCTTCGAAGCGCTGGAAGTTGGCGTCGAAGCCGGGCACGACGTCGCCCTTGTCCTCGAATACCAAGCCACCCTTGGAACCCTTCGGGTAGATGCCGTAGGCGGTGGAATCGCCCCAGCCGATGAACCAGAGGGACGCATTGCTTGAGCCGGTGCCGCCGCAATCGAACACGTTGACCGCATTCTGCGCGGTCGTGGTGGCGACCGTATTGTAAAATGGACTCCAGCCGGTAAACTGCTCCGGCGTCGTCCAGGAGTTGCCGTAGGCGAGCGTCGTGGATTGCTGCTGGGAGAGGCCCTCCATGTGGGCCACGTCCTCCTTCTCGCGGCGGACGCTTTCCTGGCCACCGAGGCGGCAGAGCTCGCGGTCGACCTGCGAATAATCGCGCAGGAGCGACATGCCGAACTCAAGCTGCGCGGCGTTCGATGCCGCGTAGGGCGTGCCCTGGTAGTAGCGGATATAGGTGCCCTTGGGGAGTGCGGTGCGTACCGTGGTGACGTGGGTGGTCAGCCCGTTCGCCTCGACAAGAGGCATGTCGTCGACCATTTCGTTGCACTGGGAGAGAAGTTCCGCCATGTCGGCGATTTTGCCGTCGGGATCGACCATGCGCCCGATATCGGCGAGGGTAAGATAGGCCATTTTGTACGACTCCGTAGGACCATGCGGCGCATCGGTCCGGGGGAATCGCGCTTGGGCTTCGTTCCTGCGAAGCGGTTTTCAGGTTTGACGCGAGGGGACGCTATGGCGCCGTAGCGGCGCCGTTGCCCATGCTCTCCTTGTACCAGCCGGTCTGGCCGGAACCGGGCTTGCCCTTGGGCATTGCCGGCGCCTTCGGATTGGCGGGCACGCTGGAATCTTCGAAGACGTTGGCAAAAACCGCGATATTGTGCAGCAACCGCACCAGCCCGACATAGTTGCCCATGCCGTTGCCGGTACCTTCGTTGATGTGCCGCCAGAGTTCGGCTTGCTGCTCGGCGGTGCCGCCGAATTCCTCGACCACGGCTTTCGCCATGCTCAAGGATGTTTCGAGACGGTTGCCGCCCAACACGGGGTCTTTGCGCAGATTGCTCTTCCAGGTGTCAATCTGCCGGTCCCAGACTTTCCTTTGCTCGACGCGCAGATCGTTTTCCAGACGCTTTCGGTCCTCTAGGTAGAGGTCGACGAGCTTCTGGGCGTCTTCCTGCGGGAGCTGGCGGGTGCCCACGATTTCTGTGAACTTCGCCACTTCCTTGTCGTCGAGTTTTACGCCGTCGGGAACCTTGAACGCTTCGTACTTTACCGGAGCCGGGGGCTGCGCCGCAGCCGTGGCGTCTTTTGCCGAGTCTGGCGCTTTTGCAGCATCGGCAGCCTTTGTTACGTCTGGGGCTGCTTTCGTTGCATCAGCCGGGGTCGGCGTTGCATCCGGGGCAGCCTTTGTTGCATCGGCCGCCTTGCCGTCAGGCTTGGCTTCCGTTGGCTTAGGCTTGCCCGCCGCCGCCTCGAGAAGAGACGGCGTGGATTCGGGGGTGGATGGCGGGGAGCTGGGGGCTTTCCCGCCATCCGCGCCGGGGGTGGGCCCGGCGGTTTTAGCGTCGCCTGTGGCTGGGGCGGCGACGCTATCCGATTTCGCTCCTGTTGCGGGCGCGACCGGCGCAGCGGTGGAGGGTGTGGCTGGTTGTGGCGTAGCCGTGGAAGATGGCGCCGCAGCCGCAGCACTGGAGTCCGTAGTCGCGGCAACGCTCGCTGCCGAGGTAGAAGTTGCCAAGCCAGACGAATTCCCATCCGGCGCCGTCGTCGTCGCGACGGCCGGCGTAGGGGATGCGGGAACGGTGGAGGGTGCGGTTTCAGGAGGCATTGATCACCTATTAGGCGGCGTTGCTTTTTGCTTCTGTCGAAAGCATTTTCCGAATGACGGTCACGAAATCCAATAGCTGCACGGCATTGGAGAGCTTCATTAGAACGCTGCCAGTTTCATCGCAAACCTTCCACGATGTTGGATCGTAGGTTTCTGGATGCGGCCAAAAAATGCGCCAGCCGTTTTGCAGCGCATAATAATTGCACTCTGCCACGCCGTTTTTGGTGCGAATCCAGCCTTTTTGCAGGTTCATTTCTTCTTGTCCTTCTTCGGCAATGCTGGCCCGCCCGGATAGCCGGCCGGCGGCGGCAGATCGTCGACCAACTTCAATTCGCCTTCGCTCATCGGTCTATTTTGCACTTCACGGTTTCGTTCCTCGCGCCGGCGCACTTCGTCCAACCGGGCTTCTTCCTCGCGCTGTTCCCGCATCATCTGCACATAGAGATCGGGCGAGGCATCCATCGCTTCCATCATCAGCCGCTTGCCGATGTTCTCCTGGCCCAACTGGAAGGCGGTCATATCCGGTTGTCCGGGAGCAAATGTGATGCCAGCGGTCAAGCCAGCGCCGTAGATGTGGCACATTTCCAGGCGGCGGTAAAGAAACGCGCGGCCTTTCTTGGTTTGCATGAGGAAGCGCAGGATATCTGCGTCCTCGCGGGCCTTGCGCTTGCTCTCCCGGTCGGCATTGGCAATGGCCGCCGGATCGGTGGCATCGAAACTCTCAAGCGCCAAATCGTCAGGCATTCAAGGCGACCGGCTTGATGATCGTCGGCACTTGCCCGAGCGATGGTGTTTTAGCCATTTCCGCCCACGCCAGAAACGCCTTGATCATGCGATAATCGTTGCCGTAATTGGTGGCGTCGAGCCATTCGAACAGGCCGGGCAGATTGCGGGATTCCGAGAGAAAGCGATTGAGTTCGATCAACAACGGCGCGATGCGGTTCTTGATATCCGCCAACTTTGGCCCAAAGTAACGCACGCTATGGCCCTGCGCTTGCTTGCCGGGAATGACGGCCAAGGCTTCCCGCATTTTGCCGCGCAATGGTGGCGGGATTCCATCCATCAGCGCGCGGCGGAAGGCCTGATCGATCATGCTATCGACAAAGACTAGGCCATGACGGCGGACAACTTGAAATGGTTTATGCACTTGTCAATGTCTCCATCGTCACCCGGCCAGGAACGCCCAGGCGCGAAAAACCAGGGGAAGTTGCGGAGATGTCAACTTCACCGGGGACGATGGAGCCCGAGGTTTGGTTGCATCGCGCTTAGTCAATCCGCGTTCCTGCGCGGGTGTTTCACGGATCACGGAGCGATTACGGTGCGGTCAACGTCTCGCTGCGCAATCACGCATTCATCAGCGTATTGAGTTGCTCGATCGTTTCCACGACGTTCATCGGAAGCCGCGGTGAGCCGGTATCGGACGGCCCCGATCGGAAGTGAATGATGGCACTTTCCGGGCCGGGCACTGCCGCAACGGCAGCGACCGCCGGCACTGCCGCAACGCCGGGCTTGGCTGGAATTGCAGGCGTGGTCGCAGTTGCGGGCACAGCCGGAATTGGCGGAATC